GTAGCAGTTGGGCTTGGCTAGTTACCTTACCCAGTTGCTCGGCTGCATTCTTTTCAGCTGCTGCCAGTTGGATCTTCTCTATGTCAAAGACATTGCTTCCCTTACCTAGGGCAAGGTTAGCCTTGTCAATAGCCAGCTTTAACTGCTTAGCCTTGAGTTGCTTTGATTCTTCTGTTGTAAGTTTTGTGCTGGCTTTGAGAGTTATGTTTGCATACTTGGTTTCTAACTCGGCTAAGTGTGCAATGCCATTAGTAGCCCGCGCTATTGCTGCTTCTTCTTTTGCTGTCTGCTTTTCTCCAAGCCCAATAATAAAGTTTAAGCCAGTGGCTCGCAAAGCAAACTTAAGACCAGGAATATTTAAGGCAGCAGGTATCTTTTTTAATTGTTCTAATAAGACAGCAAGGCCCTTTATGGCATTAGATGTATCTGTGGCAAAGGCTTCCATGCCAGCAGCAAGATCATCAACTGTAGAGTCCTCTGATAACAATTTCAAAGAGTCAATAATTCCCTTGCCGATAATCTCTTGAACATTGTTAGATGCAACAGATAACTTGTCCATTGAGCCTTGGAAGGTATTGGCAGACTGAGTCGCAGCACCAGCAAAGGTTGTAGAGAGTTGATTCATTATGTCATTAAAGGACTTAGCCTTTAGATCAGCCTTGGAGATACCTACACCTAACTTGCCAAGTGCTGTGTTGTTTCCAAGATAGGCCTTACTAATTGCCCCTGTGACTGAGGCTAAGTCGCGCCCAGTCGATGCGGAAATATCTAGAGCAATCTGTAATAATTTCTGGCTTTGGGCTGTGTTGCCTGTCGCTACGGCTAACTGCTGATAAGCAGGGCGCAGCTTGTCATCGAGGACACCAAATTCGCTTTGTAACTTTTGAATAAACTCTTCTGATGCTGCTGCATCTCGGCCAAGGCCAACATTCTTTAAAGCTAGTGCTAGTTGCTTCTGTGCCTTCTCATCGGCTGCTGCTGCCTTGACTGAGGCCTTACCAAAGGCTAGGACTTGCTGTACGCTGAAGGCAACACCAAGAGTCTTAGCCACATTCTTTAGACCCTTGCTTAATTTATCTGTTGAAGTCTCAGCTTGCTTAAAGGCGTTTTTACCAGTGAACTCTGCTGCAATGTCAATAACTATATTAGCCATGACTATCCTCTCGCCTTGGCTGTTGCATTAAGTTTATTAGCTGCTGTCTTGATCGCTGCTAAGACTGACTCTCTAGCCTTGCCTTGGTTTTCCTCATAAGCACGATACAGGGCGCGACCTTCCATTTTGCCATCGCCCTTCATCTGTGCGCCATACTTGCCGTTTTGATTCTGCACAAAGCGACTGCTAGATGTTTTACGACCCATAGTTTCATAGATCGCTCCAGCTGCGGTCTTATTAAATACGCGAGCAAGGGATCTAAAGCCTCTGCGATTAGGTTTACCAGGTGATGTCTTGTAGCCAACGCCTGCCTTGACCTGTCGAGCAGAATAAATTGGGAAACGACCTTGAGAGTTTTCTCTCAGCAACCATCCGCTTAGGACTGAGCCGTCATCTGGAAAGTAACCCTTGGCAGTTTTAGTGATCGGCTTCAATGCCCCAGCGATCTCTTTTTGAGTTTCTTTCGCTAGATCAGGACTAAACTTGCGTAAAGCCTTGCGGAGTTCAACGCCGCCCTTTACGCTTGCTGGCATCGTCTATCTCCTTTGCTTCATCTTTGAGACCTTGCATAAGTGCATCTAGCATGGTCTTATCTAGTTCTAACAGTTGCTGTGGCGCGATCCCCAACCTAATGCTTAGCCTAGCAATTAGGTAGGTGAATGGTTGATCGCGCTTTAAGCTAAAGGGTCTGAGTCAAGCACCTCAACACTTTTAAGTGTCTCGATGAACTCAATCCCAAAAGGCTTAACAGTTTCACCTGATCTGCGTGTTATTTCCCAAGCCAACCAATAAACCATGGTCTGTTTTTCTTCGTCACGAAAGGCTTTGTGAAAACCAATTTTATGGTGCAATTCGAAAAGATACTCCACTGCTGGAGTAATCTCGCCTTCAAGTGTGCTGCCATCTTCTCTAACGATCTTTAACTTTGCCATGTTTTTGCCCCTTAGTTAGTTTGTTATGAAGTTGTTATTGCGATTGTGCCATTGACATTAAATGTCAGGCTTTGCATGCTGAGATCAGCAACAGATCCGTTTATATCGGTTGTGCCGTTGATTAAGCATGACATTGTGTAAAGAGGGTTAGTCGCAGATGTAGCAGCTGATGTCTGCTTAACTGTTACTGTGGTTGATGTTCCCCATACAGCCTGCAATGTTTGTAGCACATTAGAAGATGCTGTGTCGTTTAGGAAGTCGATAGTGATAGATGATGCTTCTAGACCTTTAACGAACTTATGGCCTGAGTCACCCATTGCTGTTACTTCAAGCTCATCAAATGATCGGTTGATTGTTACTGCTGTTACATGGTCAGACAAGTCCACTGCATTGACTGTCAGTTTCACGCCATTATTTAGAAATACAGCCATTGGATTATTCCTCGTCTTTCTTAGTAGTTACTGGCTTTGGTGCTGGTGTGCTAACTTGCCCGATCTTGATCAGGAAGTCTGCGTTTTCTTTTTCCCACTCGGACATATTAACTCCAACTCGTAAGGATTGATACGGACATCTCGCAGCTGAGCAGATCGCCTGATGCAGCATTGAGAATACTTGGTGCGCTTATTGCGCCTACATTATAGGTCAAAGATGATGCAGCGAGGAGATTGAACACTCGAACTACAAAGTCTTCTATGCCGTTTAAATTACCTTCATTATCAAATAAAGGACACACTAGGAGCAATTTAAACGCTGCCATAGGAGCAATGCCTATGTGCTGATTATTGGTCGGTGTTAAATACGGATCATCCGGTGACACAATGACAGAATTAGCAAGCACTGTAGCTGGTGGGAAAGCAAAGGTAGACCAGCGAGTGTTATCTACTAGAGCAGTGGCTAAAGTAGTGCGAAGTGTGGTTATGGCTGGTGCTGGCATTAGCCCACCATGCTACGCGGATCTAGTGCGTGTGCAATCAATCCTCGCACCTTAGCGAGAAGCTGTGCGCTCATACGGTAAGGGCTTGGCTGGAAATCGACAGCATTGGAGCCAGAAAGGGTGGCCGTCCTTGCTTGCCAGATCTCGACAGATATCATAAGAGCTGCGTTCTGTACTGCTGCATCTGTTGTCCAGTCTGTTGTAATATCACCAGTGACCAGTCCAGCAGGAGAAATATAATTCTTGTCTGTTGCTGTGGCAGCACTTATTGTGTAAGTAATTAAATAATCACCGACTGCAGTTATTGTCTTTGTGCCATTCCATGCAGATCCACAATTAGTAATAACTACAGAATCTCCAACAATAAATGGCTGAGGTGTGTCAAAGTAAAGTGTTGCAGTTGTTGTTGTCTTTGAATGTGCTACTGCAAAAGCTGAATTAACGGCAAGCATAGGAAGTAGGACTGCATCTGCTGCATCGCACACTTCTTGAAGGGTTGCATCAGGATACAAAGTACCGACTCCGAGAGTGCTACGGAGTTCTGCGACTGTTGTAAGTGACATCCCATTCCTTTCTAAAGACTCTGGGGATCAGAGGGCTACTGATCCCCAGAGCGACTTAGTGTGGCTTACGCCTTGTTATTCTTGAATGCGCCTGCGCCGACCTTGGTAGCAATTGCTCCGTAGCCGTAGTAGCCGATTGTTACCTGTCCTGCTGCAGTTGATTCTGCGCGTAGGCGATATGTTGGTGACTCGTACCATGTGTACGCATCTGGGTTCACGATCAAGATTGAACCATCTGTGTCTGTACCTGAAGCTGTGTTAGGTGTTACATAGAGGTTTAGTCCTGCAACATTGCCTTGTAGAGCTGTAGGTGTCACTGCTCCACCAGCGTTTTGTGGCTGTGATGCGTTGTAGATTGGGCGTCCAGTATCGTTAAGTGTCATGATGTTTGACCATTGTGATGTGTTTACGATCATGTTGCGAGCAAATGGGTTTGGCAGACCGAGTGTTGCACTATAGATAGAAGCTGCGCCGCGAGCAACAATTCCAAGCAATTCTGCTGCTGTTGGGTATGTGACTGTTGTAGTTGCATCTAGTGATGCACCTGTGATAAGTGCTGCGTTTACTGCTGCATCTGTGGTCTTTGCATAAGCTGCTGCCATGTTGCGAACTAGCTCATCAAAAAATGCTGGAGATGTACGATCTAGCAGTTCAACAGAAAATGTCTGCTGTCCTGCATACTTCTTTACATCTACTGACAAGAATGCTGAGTTCTGATCTGTGTCAGAGAATGCTGCGTTTTCTGCTGCTACTGCAACAGTTGGCATTGCTGTGATCTTTGGGATCTCAAAAGTCATACCTGCATCTGGCAATACTCCGCGAGAGATTGACTCAATAGATGGACGGATTGTTGTGCCAAGTGGGTTGATAACTTCTGACAATTGGCGTGTTGGTACTAGGCCAGCGTTGTCTGATGTGTCATCTGCTGCGCGTAGGTACTGACGAGCATCTTCATCACCTAGTGCTGCACGAATAGAGTTTTCTGCATACTTGGCTGCTGTCAATTCAATGCGTGGCTTTGTAAAGTATGCTGCTGAAACAGTTGGGCGAGCAGCTTCAACCGCTGGTGCTTCAACTGGTGTTGCTTCGACTGCTGGAGTGGTGTTTTCCACGATGGCTGTCTCGCTTTCTGTTGGTTGGATTGTTTCTTCTACATCGGATTCTTCCGCTGCAATATCAGTAACCTGAGCAGACTTGAATGCTGGCTCTGTTACTAAACTTACTTCGACCAAGCGAGCAGCGGATACATAAGTCACGCCATCCTTGATCTTTGACTTAAGGACTTCA